TGATAGGTTTGTTGACGGCTTCCGCGGGGCTCTTTGTTGGGGTGTACAAGGCCGGGCAGGATTTAATAAGCGTACAGTTGAGACGAAAGAAGCGCGACTAAAACGCATGCGCAAGATGCGCAAACAGAAGGCGCCGCGAGAAACGGTTTATGTCGATGACGCCAAAATGCTTTTGTATCGGCGGCTAGTTGGTATCGCTGAGTCTGGCCCCGGCTATTGTCACTTCGGGGCGCATTGCGACGAGGAATATTTTGCCCAGTTGACCGGTGAGCGACTGATTCAGATTTACCGTAATGGTGTTGCAGAACGAAAATGGAAGCCAGTCCGCCCCCGGGTTGAAGCCCTCGACTGCCGCAACTACGCCTACGCCGCCATGCTGCTGGCTGAGCCTGACTTGACGCGGAAAGTGGTGTGCGAAAAACCAAAGAGCGTGCCAAAGCCAAGAATGTATGCAACGCCAAAACCGCGGAAAAGGCTAATTCGATGACCTGGGAAGCCCTGCTGCAGATTATCGAATCCGAGGCAGGGGAAGAGTGCGCAGATCGCATCGCACAAAGGGCGCGGCAGGAGCTGCCCGGGGTGCGGATCACGATAAAAAAATACCCGACAATCACCGCGAAACTGGTGGATTCCGTCGCCCCAGGGAAGCCAAAAGAAGCAGCCAAAAGGTTAGGCGTCCATCAATCCACGATCTATCGTGTGCTGAACAAGCACAGGATGGTGCGTTGATTTTTCTGATCGTGACAGAAATGAAACAAAAACTTCAGTAGGCTTAAGAGTACATAATTAATTTCATTTCTTGCCCATGGCAACTGCAGCCGAACTGCAAGCGCAAATAGAAGCGATTGATGCCAAGCTTGCCGGCCCGTCGTCGGCGAACCTTAACGGGCGATCACTCGCCTATGATATGAAGGCGCTGAGCGAGCAACGGAACCGGCTGGTTCGACAGCTTGCCGCCAAATCCCGCAGCCGTTTTTCCAGGGTGGTATTCAAAAATGCCACTTGATGGAATTATCAAATCACGGTACGAAGCCGGGTATCCCAGCGATTTCAACCTGTCGCCGCCGGTTTCTCGTGGTGCCGATGCTGAAATCTTTTCGGCCGGAGCGCGTTTGCGCGACTGGGCACGGTATCTTGCCAAAAATTCCGCCATCTTCAAGGCAGTCCTTGATTCACGTGTTGCAAAAGGCGTCGGCACGGGGCTGCGTTATGAGCCGATGGTCAGGGATCGAAAAGGCGAACTCCTGCCGAAACTGAATGACGCAATCCGCCGTATGCATCGGCAATGGTCGGATGCGGCGGATGTTACCGGCGAGCTGGCCCGTGAAGAAGTGGAGCGGCTGGCATGGCGCGACTGGGACACGGTTGGCGAAGTTTTCGCAAGGCGAGTCTATCGCGGCAGAACCCGCACAAGTCTGGGGTTCCAGCTCCAACTGATTTCGAGTGAACTGGTGCCGTATGGCTGGGTTGACGGGGCAAATGCTCAGATGGGCATTGAGCGCGACGAATGGGGCAAGCCACGGCGCGTGTTCGTTTACCCGTATCAGCCGCAATCCGTTATCGGGCATTTCAATTTGCCGAGCCTGGTTCCGAAGGCGATTGACGCCGAGCAAATCTGCCACCTGCGGCGACAGGAGGAACTGAACGCAACTCGCGGAGTCACGCTGTTCCATGCGGTGATTTTCCGAGCTTCCGATGTGGCGGAGTATCAGCAGAGTCACCGCCGAGCCGCCCGGGCGTCTGCCAATCTGTTTGCATCGATCAACCGGGACATGGATTTTGACCCGGGTGAAAGCGAACATCCAGAAGGCGCAAACGCGACTACTGACCAGCGCGAACTGAATTTGCTGGATCTGCAGATTTTGGATTTTCTCAAGCAAGGCGAGTCCGTCAACTTTCATGCTCCGGCGCATCCGAATCAAAATGCCGTTGAATTCGTAAATCAGGAACTGCGCCAATTCGCCGCCGCGTGCCGAGTTGCGTTTTCCTGGATAGCCTACGTTTTTGACCGCGCCTATGCCGCGCAACGCACGGAACTGGTGCATGCGTGGGAACTGATTGGCGAAGACAGGGGGCAGTTCATCCGGGATTTTGCCAAGCCTTGCCTGTACATAGACCCGCTGAAAACAGCATTACTGGAAGGCCGGTTGCCAGCACGTGAACTACGCCGTGCTGATCCGAATACCCTATTCGACGTGCGCATCGAAGGCCCTGTCATGCCTCAGATCGACCCGGGCAAAGACAAGGCGGCCGCTAAAATCGATCAGGAAATGGGCTGGGAAAGCAGGCAGGGGAACATCCGCCGGTTTGGGCGTGAGCCTGGACAGGTTGACGCGGAAATTGAATCGGACAATCCGAGGTTTTATCCCGCACTGAGTCAGCCGGATGCATCGCTGGATAAGCAAAAAGACGAGGAACGAAATGAAGAAGATGACGCCTGACGAAGTGGCAGAAGCCAATCGCCGAATGATCGCCAACGCGACCAGGCGAAAGAAGCCGGCGGCGAAGCCCATAACAATGGCGCCGCAGCCCAGCGAGTCGCCAAAACGCCGCGGGCATCCGCCGAAGAAGGACAATGGCGATGAGTAGATACCTCATCCAAGCCAAGGGATCTGGTAGTTCCGAACTCCAGATATACGGCGATATTGGGCAAGACTGGTGGGCTGAAGAGTCGAACGACGCCAAAACCGTCGTGGAAAAAATTGGCGCCTTGTCCGGGGACATTTCCGTTCGGATCAACAGCTATGGCGGCGTTGTCGCAGATGGATTGGCTATTTACAACGCCCTGCGCCGGCATGATGGCACGATTACGACTTATGTCGATGGTGTCGCGTATTCCATCGCCAGCCTGATCGCCATGGCCGGCGACAAGATCGAAATGGCGGCCAACGCCATGATGATGATCCATGCCCCTTGGGGCGCGGCCATCGGTAACGCGGAAGAAATGAGGAAGATGGCGGACGTGTTGGACAAGCACTCAGAATCCATGCTGACGAGCTATGTTCGGGAGGGCGGCCCTGATTCCGAAACTATCCGTGGATGGCTCCAGGATGGCGAAGATCACTATTTCACTGCATCCGAGGCGGTCGATATCGGACTGGCTGACCAAGTAGGCGATTCGGTCGAAACCACGGACATTGCAGCAGCCCTTCGCAACTCAGCCAAAACCTACAAAATCCCTACGGCACAGCGCCGTCAACCCCAGCAGGAGGCCAACATGGCAACCGAAGAAAGCACCGGCGGCGCTAAGAATCAGGCCGTCGATACCGATACCATCGTTTCACAGCACAGCCGCACCGTGAAAACCGCGACCGCACAGGGCGTCAAGGTGGAAGCGGCCCGCCGCAAACAGATCGGCGCGGTTTTTGCCGACTTCTACGATGCGGACCCCATGAACCCCGTTACCGCCCTGCACGATGCCTGCATGGATGACACGGACTGTGATGAACTGAAAGCCCGTCGCCAACTGCTGGACTTTCTGGCCAAAGGCAGCGCCGAGCCGGTGGTCGTTCGTGAAATCTACGGCATGGAGCGTAGCATCCAGGCGCCGCCGAACGCGCCTGCACGGGAAACCCGGTTCAGTGTCACTGCCGACCAGATGGACAAGCGCACCAAAGGCATGACCACGGCGCTGGAAATCAAGGCCGGCTTGGTGACTGACCGCGCCAAGATCGACGCCGAGCGCAAGGGCGAATTCCTGGCGCTGTCCCTCACAGATATCATGGCTCAGGAACTGCGCGCCTCAGGTTATCCGGTAGCCGGCAGCCGTGAGGACATCGCCCGCCGGTACGTCAACGCCATCCCGATGCTGGCCGCTGGCCCGTCCCACGGCACCGACCACCTGCCCAGCGTGTTGGGTAACATCGCCAACATGTCCGCGATGCAGGGCTGGGAGGGTTCCGAAGAAACCTGGAGCCAGTGGACCCAGCCGGGCACATTGAACAACTACCAGACCCACACCCGATCCAACGTCGCGTTGCTGGACAAGCTGACCCAGATGCTGGAAAACCAGGAGTGGGAATATGGCGACATGAAGGACGTGAAGCAGCGCATCACCGGCTACTTCTACGGATTGAAATATGGTCTGAGTATCCAGGCCATCGTCAACGACGACTTGGGCGAACTGGCCCGCACCATGCAGGGCTGGGGCGAAGCCGCTTCTTCGACCGTCGGTGATGTTGTCTACGCCCTGCTGACCACGGCCGGCACCGGTGGACTCGGCCAGGTGATGGACGAGGACAGCGCGGTGCTGTTCCATGCCGATCACAGCAACTATATCGCCTCCGGTTCCGGTGCCGCGCCGTCCGAAACCACGTTGAACACCGCCCGGCAGGCCATGGTTGCCCAGACCGATCAGAACAGCCGCAAGGTTGCATCCCGTCCGCGGTATATCATCCACGGGCCGGCCCTGTATTCGACGGTCTACAAGTTGCTCAACAGCCAGTTGATGATTACCGGCGAATCCGCGACTGCCCCGGCATCCAACAGCGTGCCGTCCATGAACCTGACCCCGGTGGAGGAGTACCGGCTGACCGGAACCAACTGGATGCTTGCCGCCGCCAGGCGGACTATCGAGGTCGCCGGTGTCGGTGGTCCCGTCACCCCGAGGGCCGAGCAGTCCATGATCAGCAACGCGCCCGGCATCACTTACGAGCTGTCCATGCCTTTCGGCGCCGCCGCCCTGGACTACCGCAGCTTGTACTACAACCACGGCTCCTGATCCGTCAACGGCCATGGACGGCCAACGCACAATTAAGTGAGGAAAAACCATGTCTACTGCAACATACAAGCGCGGCGAAATCCGCACCGGCAAATACACCAACGGCACCGGGTCCACAATAGCGGTGGATTCCGTCATCGTCGGCGGCGTGGTGGACGCCAAAAAGTGCCGTGTCTGCATCGCCCGCGAGGCCATCGCTGATGGCGAAGAAGGCATCGTCGCATTGTCCGGCGTGTTCGAATTCCCGAAAGTCTCGGCCGCCGTTATCAAAATGGGCGAGGCGGTGAACTGGGATTCGTCCGAGGCGGCCGTTGAGGACAACGCCCATACGACTGCGGCCGGTGATGTCGCCCAATTCGGCTGCGCCATGGAAGACGCTGGCGCCGCCGTTACCGTGCTCGATGTGGACATCGCTGAGCCCGGCACCTACGACGCGGCATAACCGAGTAACCACCATGCCCACCAACCCGCAAATCCCAATGTTCCAGCGAACCCGCTGCGAGGCATTGGCGCGGGCGGTGGGCTGTCACTGGCCTATCAGCAACTGGAGCTCAGGCAATCAGAAGGAGAACCAGGACCGCATGCCATACCTGATGCCGTCCGGGGAATCGCTCAGCAGCCAATACCCGGAGGTCTCATGAAAAACACCATTGCCCTGGCTGTTC